GTTCCTTCTTTCGCAGGTCCATAACTCATATACAAAAATATCAGCCTCATCCGTATTTCCTCAGCTTTACCACTTTCGCTTGTTTCACAGGTTTCGGTTTAACTTTCTCTATCAGATGGAGGAGCATTAACTTATTTTCCACGTGCATGTCGGGACAATAGTTGATGATAAATTCCTCAATCGTTTCGTGATACCAGACTGGTAGGGGCTGCTCTATATGAACCTCATATTGTTTAAGGTCATCCCCCAAGTTCTTCCATCACCCTTCGCCATTCGTTACGTTCAGTTTTCTTCAAACCCCGCATGTTGAGGCTCGTAACAGAGGCACCAATTTTGTGCCAGATCAGATTGCCATGATCTTTGAACCAATAGTGCCCTCTCGTTTTGGTCCAGAACCAGAACCAATCATCTCCGTGAAAGATTGTGATTCTATGCGATGGGATGGGAGCAATATGATCCAGCACTTCTTTTTTTATAGTGTATGCCCATCCCTCTCGTTTTTTCATGTGTTTAACATCCTGCCTGCCAACACCCTTCCCTCCCAAATCGTCTATCTCTGTGACAGTTCTGGGACATGCAACACCACAGTCCTTACGTTTTTTGAATGTCTCAAAGATTCTCTGGAAGAAATATTTATTCAGGAATATGTCGTCATTCAGGATGCTTACATAATCACACCGGATGTCCACTTTGGAGATGCCTAAGTTCCATGACTCATTCACATGACCCTTCTCACTATAATAGACATCGATTGGAAAATGATCGGAGATTGGCTCATAATCTAATCGATCCGTGTTATCAATGATGATCACTCGTTTTGGATGAATGGTATTGTGTGTAATGGAGCGGAGCAGATCATCACACAGATCACTATGGACAACAGGTATGATCACGTTGAAATTCATCTTTCGAGCCTCATTTCTGCCATCGCTGGGAAGTAACTCTTGTGGTACAGAGCATCCATGTTATATGTCTGCCGTGCAAAGGTCTTCGCCATCAAGGCTTCATTCTCTTTCATCCTGCCTGCAATCACGAATCCAATATCATCAAAATACTTGTCGGAGACAATGTTGTGTTCCTGATGAAATGATCCAAAGTCGAAGTATATCCCTGCGTTACCACTGACCTCGATCTGCATTTGCAGGGACTTGTTAAGCACCAGAAAGCATCCTGCCAGAGCGGCTTCTGGGACTACCAATCCGAAACTCTCTTCCCTTGTGGGGAATATGAACAGGTTGCAGAGCAGGCCCAACTCACGGATCATGTGCTGTGGGATGCCAACGTCAAAGGTGGGAGACTCAAAATCAGAGGTGAAACAGAACTCGACTTGGTCAGTGAGTCCTGCCCTGACTGCTTCGATCCTGAATTTATCAGCATCCTGCTTTTGTTGTCGCCCTGTCGCCCACTGATTTGCTACCGCTAAAAATACCGACCGACCTTGCTTTTTAAGTCCCGCTACTATCTTGCATACTTCTCGAACCCGTTTCGACTCAAGGCGATCAACTGACGCAGGCAGGATTTGAACTATGTCTGCTGTCATAACCCCGGGATACTTGTCTATGAATCTACACGTTTCTGGTGAGTAGTCGAACCATGTCCTCATGTCTTTGATATGAGGGATGACACGAACATCATCCATTACTCCTCGATATTGTTCTGCCACCCTAATTCGATCTGTGTAATTTGGGAACACAGCCTTATGGTTCTCCCCATATTGTTTGATGAACCACCAGTCCGATGCAACGCTTGGGACGGAGTGGATCCAATGAAACCATCCACGCACATTAGACAGGGATGGAGAAGCATGACGGCACGCCTGCCCGTAGATAAGGAACCACCCGGTGAAGATAAAATCATGGGTGAATACAAAATCGGTGTCTGCGAGTTCCTTAATAAGCACATTTTTTGTCCTTTCTATGATCTCCTTATCCTCTGCTGACACATCATTGATTGACTTGTAATCGGTGAGTTTCTGAAATGGGATGACAGGCTTCATTTCATACTTGCTGAAATCCCCTCCCAGTCGCACAACGTCTGCCTCTTCGACTGGGTACCCTGAACTGTGATTGTATTGGTCGTTGACAAAGAGGGTAACTTCGTGACCATGCCTTAAAAGCATGTAACACTGGTCTTTGACGATTCCTGTTAAGCTGTAACCAGGACTGAAATCCATGAAGTTTGTTAAGATTGCTACCTTCGCCATTTGATTTTCTCCTTTCGTTGTAGACGATTGACCTTAAATAGTTTCATTCTTAATATACCCCTTAACCCCTGTCAAGAGTTATTTTTTAAGCCGTCGTTGTAGTCGTAGTTGAACTTGAACTCGTGGATGTCATCGTACTGCTCGTGGTACTGATCGTACTTGTGGACGATGCAGTACTGGAAGTTGTTGAGGAACTGCTCGTGGTACTCAATGTGCTGGCAGTCGATGACGTACTGGACGATGTACTCGTGGTGCTTATCGTGCTTGTGGTCGATGCAGTACTGGACGAACTACTCGTGGTGCTAATAGTACTGGCTGTCGATGACGTACTTGAACTGGTACTCGAACTGGTGCTTGTACTCGTTGTGGTAGTAGTCGTGGTTGAACAGGTTGTGGTACTAAACGTTGTGTAGGTCGATGCGGTGGAAGCAGTACTGGAACTCGAACTGGTACTGGATATCGTTGAGGTACTGCTTGAGGTGCTTGACGTTGATGATGTGGTGCTAATTGTACTCGTGGTACTGGCAGTCGATGACGTTGATGATGTGGTGCTAATTGTACTCGTGGTACTGGCAGTCGATGACGTTGTTGAGGCTGTCGAACTCGTTGAGGTCGTTGTCTGAGCCGCAGGTGCCGCACTATTGAACACAATATCGGTGACTTCAAATGGAGTGTTATCACCTGCTGGTAACAGGAACTCGAACCTATAGATACCTTCTGATCGACCTGCCCAGAGAGGAGTAATGATGGTACCTGATGTGTAACCTAAAGAATGATGAATGATACCATCAGCCGCGTGGACTTTCAACTCAGGTGTACCTGCATGGGTGTGCTGTATGATCATTTCTTTTGGTTGATAGTTACGGTGCCATGTCCCCTTTACCTCAAGTCTACCTCCATCTGAGGTTGAATCTATATTGAAATCCCACAGGTTGTTAATGCTGTCCCATGCAGTTTCAATCACAGTGGCTGGGTTCAACTGCATCGCCTGCCATCTTGTGTTGTCAAAGAAAGTCTCCCATGGACTGTACCATCCTACGTTTAGTGCAGGTCTCTCCGTGTGCCCTAAGTACTCAAACGCAGAAGCCTTACGGTGTACGGTTGAAGGTGTCCCATCGTCATCAACTATCAGTATAATAGCATTACCTGATTCCCATCCTGCTCTATCTGTAACTGACTCAAAAATGGTAGACAAATCAGGTGTTTGATATTCGGCTCCGTCAGACCATGCAGGCAGATTGTCCCAAGCGATTCCAGCCGTGAGGGGGAAAGCATCTAATTCAGTTTTATTGGCTGGTGCATCAGGATCATCCTCATCCACAAAGTAACAGTTCAATCGCATAGCGGCTGTTACCTGTTCATCCCATGCAAGAAATCGAACAAAGCAGTACCTTATGTCCGAAGTCCTGCGGATGATAACATTCGTAAACCTGCAATAGTATCGATTAGCCATTATGACTCCTTAGGTTTCCACCCTATATAACACATCGTAATCAGTACCAGATCCTATAGTACCATTTGCTTCACCTGAAATGAATGAGAATTTGCCAGTTGCTGGATTGACACGTCCTACCACTGAGTAATCCCTAACGTAATCAGATGGCGGAGCATCAACAATATAGCTGGTAAATCCACCAGTCCGTGTTCCTCTCGTTACCCAGAAGAAATACTCATAAGGTGATGGGTACTCGACATACGTTTGAACTTGGTAAAGAACACCAGACTGGCTTAAATCTGTACCCTGTGAGGTCCCAGACAGTCTTTCACCAGTCACACCACAATTTATTTTATCCCATACATTCCAACTTCCTGAGATGTTATCAGCAGGGGTTATCTCTCGATAGCTAAGAGCGCCAGATATAGCATATGGAGAACCCAGTAGAGCAAGATGGGTTCCATTTGAACGGAACCAATCCATATTTGAGAATCGACCTGATGACTGATATAGTCCTTCGGGCCAGGTGATTGATTCTTTGAACGCCCAACTCCCTCCTTCATCTGAATATATATCATTTTGAGCGGCGGTGAGCCCACGATCATACGCTATATAAAGATCACTACCTACCACTTGCATCTGATACATATTGGTAGAGAAGTCATTATGTACCTGCACGAAACTATAGGAGCCTCCAGCACTTCTCCTAACGTACCCATAATATGGTGTTATTCGACAAGGAATGTAGGTAACCCCTGCACTATCAACCGCAATACCCCAATTAGGAGCAGAAAAGTATAAGGGTCTCCAATCTTCGGGTGAGGACCAAGAAGAACCACTCCACTTCATCCATATAGCCTTTTGATTGTGAAAAGATGGGGAGGCGTCATATTTAAGGAAGCTGATATAAACATTGTTACCTTCATGGGCAGTATTTACCTTATGAACAAAGCAAGAAGCATCGGTTGGATCCGTATAGATCATCACCTCAGAACTCCAGCTTGAACCATCGGCGGGACCATACATATGGTAAAGATGTGAGCCTTGAGGTTTCTTATAGAATAAATGGGCAGTACCATCGTCCGTTATTTCAAGACCTAAACCAAAGCATCCGTTGTATCCGTTATTGGCTATGAGAAAAGAATTGTGGGGCCATACAGTCGTCGGTTTTGGAAGATCACAGGACACAAATAATGTCTCATAGTCTTTTGTGGCTACAAAACTTGGTATCCAGTACTGTTTGTATGCCTTCGCCTTAACTGTTGTATCGAAGGTAATCTCAAAAGGCACGGTGTACAAAGTATCGTTTTCATTTGGATCGGAACCATTAGTTGTATAATATATGTCTGCATCTGTTGGGTAGGTGCTAATCGAACAAAAGAAATCATCTAACTGGAACTCCTCTTGAGGATCTATGCGTGGTGTTTGAATCCTCTCTGCCGCTCGCCAGTGTGCCCTCAAACAAGCCCTCTCAATTCCTAATCGATATTCAATGGCTGACCAGAACCTCTGAGCCTCCACCGAAGATGGATCATATAATTTCCAACGCCATGAGAAGAATTGTGCAGACCATTGCGCTTCCGTTAATTCAACATAAAAGTTCCCTGACCCTGTTGTCCATGTAACTGCAAGCCGAAACTTGTTGCCAGATGCGGCTTCAAAACCTGTCCATCTTCTCTTATCAAATCCCTCTAAATTATTGGGCCACATGTCTGGAGTATAAAGACTATGGGAGAATACAGCAAGATCATTACCTGACTGCCACCCCGGTCTATCCACTATCTCTTGAAGTTCAGTGGTAAGGTCAGGTGTATTGTAATAATTCCCTTGAACCCAAGGAGTAGTTACGTTCCATGTAACACCGTCCGTGCGTATGTCAGTATTGTTCTCGGCGGCACGGGTGGTTGCCTCTTCAGCATCAGCGGTGGCAATATCTAAGGCATTATCTCCTCTATAAAAAGATAACCGGATATCCGAATCAACATCCTGATCCACCGTATATTGATATAATCTAAACACGCAACTTGTAATGGTAGCACCTTGTGGTATAGTACAATTCGCAAATCTTGTCCACGCATGAGAGGGCCAAGCCCTGTCCTGATTTGGGTTTTGATACGGTCCTATGCTCCAAGCGTTATACGCAGAAAGGGCAGACGAAACATAGTACCAATAATTAGGTATCGAAGTATCCCACAAGTGTTCTAACATCACCATCACATTGTTGCCTTCGATAAAGCCTGCTCTGTCAACAATCTCCTGCAACTGGACCGATAGATCAGGAGACTTATAGATAACATTATCAAACCATGGTGCCTGTATAGTCCATGGCATGTAGTTGTCTCTCGGTCTATCATCTAAATCAGCTTTATCGACTGGAGGGGATGGGTTATCCTCCGCTGAAAAATAAACGTGTGTGAATACAGGTGTTGGTATATCACTCTTGTGGGCTGTAAGGTATACATTCGCTCTGGTAATCAGGGATTGCTCTGGTATTGCAACATCTCTGAATACGCAAAAAGAGGTATTGGGTCCTGTGGTTGAAGTTGTGCTACTGGACGATGATGTCGTGGAAAGCGTTGAGGCTGTTGATGATGTGGAACTGCTGGTACTGGTAGTTGTTGTGGTAGTTGAACTCGTGGAACTGGATGTAGTCGAAGCAGTGGACGAGGTGCTACTGGTCGTTGACTGTGTACTGGTCGTTGACTGTGTACTGGTTGTTGATATAGTGGAAGCAGTTGAACTGCTGGAGCTGGTTGTGCTTGCTGTGGAACTGGTACTGGACGATGAAGTGGTAGTCGATGGGTATGTGTAACCTGTATATGTTGTGTCCGTAGAGGACGTGGTGCTCATGGTACTTGAAGTGCTGGCGGTAGATGATGTGGTACTAACCGTGCTGGTTGTTGATGCAGTTGAACTGGTAGTCGATATGGTACTGGTAGTCGATATGGTACTGGTAGTCGATATGGTACTACTTGTGGTTGTGGTACTACTTGTGGTTGTGGTACTTACAGCCACCGCACACTCCATCATCTCGATTTCTCGGGCCATAGCGTAGTTCGTGGCACTTACCACTGCGAAAATATATAGCCTATAATAACGATAACTGGTACCATTCACAAATTCCCACTCGTACCATTGAGGCTGTGTGGGATAACTCATACCAGTTACGTCAAGGAGAACATCCTCTTCACCACTGAACGCTCCTGTATTCGACCCCTGCAGTTGGAAGTCCTTTGGTTGATACTGTTCCCAACTCGCAGTCGAAAAATAGAACCTATATTTTTCAATCTGCTTTTCGTTACCAGCACCATAATCAACCACTATCCAACTGTTGTTCATCTGACCAGATAGAGTCAACCAATAGGTATCAACGTCATCATCAAAGGCATCCTCAACTACAATACCACTACCATATTCACTGGAGGCTGAGTAACCCCCTTCCCATGTCACATCTGAACCGTATACTGAACATGCCATAATTAAGCCGTTGTGGTTGTAGTGCTAAACGTTGTTAAGGTCGTTCCAGTGGTGCTACTGGTGCTCATTGTAGACGATGTGGAACTGGTCGATGCCGTCGAACTCGTGGTACTGCTTGTACTGATCGTTGATGCCGTTGTCGTTGTTGTGGTACTGGACGATGTTGTACTGTGGGTTGTACTGGTTGTTGATATTGTACTGGTCGTTGACACCGTTGAACTCGTTGTGGTTGTAGTGGTCGAAGTAAAAGCGGTACCAGTATAGTTGCCTATCATATTCGCCACTGTGGTATTGAAAAAACTTGCCCCTTGTGTGTAACCATCATCATTGAGTTCCGCAGGATAAAACGTGCCAGTACTTGACGTTGATGAAACCACGAAGTATCCCTCTATAAAGAACCTCCCCCTCTCCGTCTGCGTCATTCGCATGATTCTGAATTGATCGGAATCTGCGACCACGAGCCCTAACAGTCTCCTGTCTAATTCATCACCATCCTCAAAGGTAAATTCAATGATGTCACCTTTCTCCATCTCTGCGAGGTACTCACCTCCTGTAAATTCAACAATAAGTCTTGGAGTAGATTGATCGTCAAGGAACCAGTTGCCAAGCCGTAGTGCCTGTGTGCTGTTATTCACGTAGGGGAGATTGTATGGGTCACCTTCAAGTACACCATAGATTGTCTGACTTGGGGTGGATTCCACAACTACTATCCCTCTGTAGGATTCAATATCAGAGGAGAAGTCACCTATCCAATGCTTGTCAAAGTTGATGGTAAATTTATTAATGATCTGATCTCTTGGAGTATATCTCACCTTCACCGAATCGATGTCAATTCTACCACCTTCAATCACCTTATCTGAGGTTTCTGATACAGGCACCCTAAGCAGATGATGCCTACCTGATTCCCAGAACTCATACGATTTACACATTTGAGCGATCAAGGCAAGGAACTCTCGCATATCAGGTCTTTCTAAAAGAACGACCGCTAATTGCACATTATCGTTTTCGTACAAGGCTCCTGTCTCTGCGTAACTGGTAGCGTCAATATTATCAGCTACCGTAAGCCCACAATAGTTGACAAGAAAGTGTTTGAATATGTAATCTGGTCTTTCGATCAGGGAACCCACAGTTCCGTAGTCTGTATCATCAGATTCCCACCCATTGACATCAGCACTTACCTGACCTCCAATGACTGTATCTGCCACGCTGTTGCCTACTAATTCAACTGTACCTACTTTATCTGCTGAACCATCTTTCGTTGCGGCACCTGACTTGCTGGCATTTGAATAGTCTGGTGTCACCTCATATTGCACAAACTCAATCCAACTATCACGCATTTGAACCCATCCTGGCTGCCCAGATGATGCACGATTCTCGAGGTGTCCCCTTAGCGTTTGAATCTGTGACCAGTTTGTCCATGGTGCAGTATACCAGGTACTGCGAAAAATACCTGTTGAACCGTATGGCGAGTCAACCTTCCTATTGTTCCATTCGTACCGTCCAGCAACACCATTATCACAAAAGTCCTGCAAGTAGTTAAGACGATAAGATAACGGTAATGATCCGAGTTCCTCTGAATATATCTTCTGGGTGTCAAGTGATGATTGACCATGATAGAAAACAGTATAGGTTGAGAGGCTTCCATCACAGCAACCACTTGGACCACTGTCATACGGAGGACCGAGACCTGCAGAGTCATTATTATATCCCCACTCGCAATGCCAAATACCATAGGCGTTACCCCCGTGAACGTGCTTAGGATCTACCACACCAATGGTATCATCCACATCAATGGTATCATCCACATCAATGGTATCATCCACATCAAGGTTGACTTGAGGAGCAATCGTTGGTAAGGTATTGAATACAATAACTGCTTTGCCTGGATAGCTTGCGTGTTCGTCACCTGACTGTCCTGTATAGAGATCATAAATGTCAGGATGCTGGAGGACATTCTCATCGTTGTTCCTGTTGACTACATAGACACCACCAAAGGATTTGATCGGATGTTCCAGTATGAAAAAATATTCTGTCTGTATCTCTGCTATCGTTGCACCTGTATCATGTGGGGCAGGGGAAGTGGCGGGCGGATCAACATCATCCACCCCTCTTGTTACACCCTTAAATGTGTTCCCATCGATATAGTTGTAGGTCATCGTTTCAAAGTCAATCTGAATGGTACCCCCACCCTGAGGGAATTTCGATAGATCGGAACCATCAAACTCAGTCATCGAAGAATTGATGTCCTCTGCCAGAACATCCATTGCCCCTGCATCGACACTCAAAAAAGGAACCCGTTGACCTGAACCGTAAACAATAGGGAGCATCTTGCCCCAATCATCAGGGTCAGCCTCTGGATAGTTATCCTCATTACACATTTCGACCAAGAATTGGTTAGATATGGATATCTCAAGGCTGGTAGAGTTGACATTGACGTATTCCAATTCCATGTCAAGGTCTTCAATCGTCCCTATGAATCGAATTATAAGGTCAGCGGCACTGGTTGCTCCCTCATATATCTCATAGAGGGTAACCGTCGAATAGATGGGTTTATAAAAGGCAAAGATTGAGGTGAATGAATCGAATCCTGCGACGGCGACCGTATTGTCAACCCTAAAAGAGAAGTCAGAGGGTGACCCAGCACTCCCAAGCTGACCTATTTCTCCCTGTTGTAAATCTCCCCACGCAAGGACAAGAGGTTCATATATCTGGCTATCAAAAATGAAAACTGAGCCTGGGTCTCCAAATGCTCTATCGCAAAAGTACGTGGTGAGACCGTCGAACTCAATTTTAACCAACTTGATTGGCGAAACATTTGGGTTATCTATCGCCGCCTGATTAAATGCGCTAAGTGTTCTCATAGGATCTCCAAAAATTCAATGTCCTTCTCTTGCTGTTGTTCGGTAATAAACGCTCCAACTGGCAATGCCCTGAATCGTGCAAACCAGTAATCATCCTCGTGGTCTTTTATATAAAACGGTTTCGAGTACTGATCTAAATAAACGACCAACTCCCTCCACTCTACCAGTTTCTCAGGATAGAGGAACAAGGAGTATTGACGTCCTCTCCGAACATCACCAAGTTTGGTTGACCTCTCAATGCCCCCAAGCGTTGCCTGCCATACAATGTTGTCAATATCTGATTCTTCTGGAGGATCATCGAAGCGTACCTTGAACTCATAGTAACCACCCATGTAGACTTCTGTTAGGGTTGGGTTCACAGCACCTGCGACCTTCAGCTTATGATACCTATAGGCTGTGGTAATCTCGCTCTCCTTCACGATCTGCAGGTTATTACCTTGAACCCAACTTGGAACCATATCATTATAAACAGCACCATCGGTAGAGTACTCCCACGTGATTGTTCTCCCTGTGAAGTTGTGCCTATCGATCAAGAGGGTATTAACCACGGGCCAGTCTACTCCTGCTCCCTGATCACAAACAACTTCCCAGTCACCAACAGCAGTTCTCTTGTAATAGAAGTCAATGGAGTGGTCATAGAGTCTCACTTCTGGGTAACCTGAATCAGGAGTACTTGTGACCGCTACCGCTGATGTGTCCAAACTCAATACATTGAAAGGTAGTATTCGGATCTTAGCCATTATTTCTTCCCCCACCTTCGTGATTGTTCCTCAACAGCTTTCGTGACATCCTTAGCCATTGATCTCATTGCCTGCCTATCACCCGTCAAGTACTTAGGTCGCAGGATTATATTAAAAGTTTGCTGGTTGGCTTGCAGAGCGGCATGTGAAGGAACTCCACCACCTTGCTGAAAGCGTTGGAATCCAGATGTTATCATACCTCCTAATCTCTTGCCTAATGAACCAGCAACGCTTGGAGTGGTCATATTATTGAGACCTTCAAACACATGACCACCATATTTTTTGACAGCTTCCTTGCGGACAACGAACTCACCTGGTTCCAGAAGAGCCTTGACTTTATCCCCTCCTCCATACCCTCTGAGTTTGCCCCCAATCGCCATCATGGCTTCAACTGCCCCACCTAATTTTCTCTGGACATAACCCCCTACTCGACCTTCATCTCCACCGTTACCACCTCCGTTACCACCTCCGTCTCCGCCTCCAGTGTCACCCTCACCAGATGTTTCACCACCACCTTCTCCTGAGGACTCTGCACCTCCACTTCCACCCTTCTTACCTACATATTTATATTGGATGGTGAGGACAATAGTTTTATCCTCTAAGTCATCCCATTCCTTCTTAAATTTGTTATTGATATTATAGACCCTCTCAAGGGCGGCGATAGTCTTATCTGCTTTAATCACCATCTCCTTCATGTTGATAGCATCGATGGTCTTACCAAATTGAACAATGGTTCTATCAACCTCAGCGATTGCCTCCGTGAGGGACCTCATCTGGCGCTCTCTGTCCTTAACCTCTTTCTGAATCAGGTTGCGGTGTTGAGTATGAATCTGATTGACCAGTCGCTCAGCCTCTCCGACGGTGGACTGAATCGTTTTGACTGTATTACCATTGACGTCCTTCACCTCTCTGGCAAGACTTGCCGCTAACGACATCGCCTCCTTGAACAATTCTACATCACCTTCCCGCCTCGCCTTGTTCATTAAGTCATGGGCATGGGTTCGATCATCATTCCATTTCTGCTCATTCGTCATGGTCTTTTGACGGATGCCCCGAATCGTGTCCTCATACGATTTGTCAAGATCCTGTAAGTCATTAAGGAACGCATCTCGCTCGGACTTAATGGCATCGTACTGGCTGGCGAGTTGTTCTTTGAGGTCTTCCATTATCTCTTTGTGGAGTTTCTTGATCTCCTCCACAGTCTGCTTTTGCAGTTGGAGAGTAAGTGCATGCCTCTGTTTATCGTTACTCAACAATTCCTTGTTTAGCTTGGCTTGCTCTTTCTTGATGTTCTCGTTGAACTCTTTTTCCAATTCCAGCAACTTCTCTTTATCATCCCCAGCTAAATCAGCCTGCTTTAGATAATGATTTATCAAGGACGTAGTGCGTCTGTGGTACATCTCTTCGGTGCCCTCTGCAAGAATATCTAAGGCGCGGAGTTGATCATTCACACTCTCCTCAGTTACCTTAGCCTCCTTCTTTTGATCTGACTCAAACTTGACAAGATGTTTAGCCCTGATAGCGGCTCTGGCTTCCGCACGTTCCTCATCCGACAGGTTCATCTGGTCTGCCATCTTTTCAAAGCCAGCTAACTCTGCTTGCATCGCCTTCATAGCCTTAGCAAAGTTTGCTTTCCTCAGACCGTCCATGTCCTTATACATTTCCTGAAAGTAGACCGGGAGTTGATCAATGCTATCTTTCCACTTGCTCTGCTCCTCTTTCAGTTTCAGAGTGACTCCACCAAGTGCCTCATTGATCTGATCTATTGTAGCTGTATTCAGTTCCTCGCCAAGACTCTTTGCAATCTCGTTCACCGCGTCAATGACATCACCAAGAGGTCTTCCTTTGAACTCCTTTGATTCGCTAAATATCTTCGCCAATCTAACAAACGCCTGATTGACTTCCTCCTGTTTATTCAATATCGTGTCGGAACTTTCGGCGTACTGATCTATCAGGCCCTTATACGAAGCGGCTGCCTTATCCCACTGGGCCTCAATTTTCCCCCAGATTGAAGTAAACGCCCAACCAAGTCCAGTGTATTCATCGATTATGTCTCCCAACCACGCCCAATCTGCTTTACTTGGAAACAGGTCCCATGTCTGCTTGAGGATAGCAACGAAATCTGTCCATATTTGTGTGAGGGCGGCGATGCCTAAGTTCCAGACACCATTCCAGAACGTAGCATCTTCAACCGCTTCCTTATATTCTTTAATCAATTCAATCTGCCTGGCTACTGCTATTTCAGTTTCCCTTGCGAAGGCTTCCTCAACCGACTGTCTATGCTCGTCAAGGGAATCGCCAGTTAAATCCAATTGAAGTTTTAACTTCTTTGCATCGGAGGTCATGCGGTTAATGGCTCTGCCATGTTCTTTCGTTATATCTGCACCCTTCCCCTGTTTCTCTGCCAAATCATCGAGAACCCCAGCGTATAATTTTAAGGTAGCAAGATGAGTTGTGGTCAGGGACTGACTTTTCTCCAAAGCCTTGATTCTACGTTGACCTGCGGTCACCCATAAACCAATAGCCGCAACTACTGCTGCGATAGCCGCAACAATAAGGGTCAGGGGCCACAGAGCAATACTCATTGATGTACCAAAAGTTATCGCCGCTTTGGTTCCAGTCTTAAGGGCGATATTTAAAGAGGTTTGGGCAGTGATGACTGCCCATATCTTAGTAATAAGGGTACCAATTGATTTACCAAGCCAAAGAACAGACCTGGCAAGTAAATCAATAGCCTTGATGCTGGACATGATGACTACTGTCCATCCTATCCATGATACTAATAGATTACCAAACGTTGTGTTGATGAAGGATTCAATGCCGGTAAACAATAGTTTTAGCATATCAAGCAGGGCGCCAAGAGCACCAATCAACCCTGCTTCACCCAGAGCCACAGCGATCAGTCGTGCCCTATCTGCCATATTCTTTAGTTTGAGACCAAGACCTTCGATCTGCTTGGCTGCCATTCGTGCCGCTGTTCCTGTCTCATACGTCAAATCCAACATCTTATCGTAGTTACCTGAGGCGATAGATGATGCAAGGACAGCGGCTGCTTGGGCACCCCTGAGACCGAACAGTTGGTAAGCCTTTGCCATATCGACTGTACCATCTGCCTGATCGTAGATGACTGGTAGGAGATTTTCAAGTGCCTGACGGAATCCAACAATGGATGGATTAACCTTAGCGAGTTCAATATTGTTTGCCTCAAACTCCTCACGCAGTTTCCCTGTTGGGGCAAGGAGTCGAGAGAGTACCTGACGGAGACCTGTACCGATTGTGCTTGCTCGGAGACCCTGATTAGCAAGCACCATCATAGTTGCGGCTGTTTCCTCAAGGGTGAGACCTGCTTGGTGAGCCGCGGCACCCACGAAGTTGAAAGCGATACGCAATTTATCAATGGTCAATTTCGATCTATTGATCGCATTTGCCATGATGTCTGCCGCCTTGGTGGACTCAACGGTACTCATGCCAAATGCTCGAATCGTTGTGGTCATCAAGTCTGTGGTAAACTGCATATTAGACAGAGTACCTGTTGCCAGATCAGCAACCGACTGCATAGCCTGAATGGACTCTGTGGCGCTGAAACCTGCTTGACCCAAGAGAGTCATGCCCTCCGCAACCTCTGCTGTGGAAAACTTCGTGGTACGGGCGACATCCTTAATAGTCTCACCCATAGCGGCGACTTCTTGGTCAGTCGAATTGGTAATAGCTTGCAGGTTCTTCAAGCCCTGGTCATAGTCAACGATCTCTTTTAAACCTACTCGCAAGGCAGTCGTGACCGCTGTTATAGCAGCAGCCGCAGCCGCAAAGGCAGCCGTAATCTTCGCCGCAGCCTTGATTCTATCAAGAGCACCAGCCACTCCACGCAAACTCTTTTTGTGTCTGTCTGCTTGACCAGAGGCTTTGTCCATCGATTTGCCAAGCCGAGTGACGGAACTTGATGCCTTATCTATACCTTTGGCACCCTTTTTGCCTACCGAAGCGAAGGTAGCATTTAACTGTCCTACCTTCTTTTTCATCATATCTACGGTACTGATGAATTGCGTGGCGTTCGCAGTAAATAGGGTGCCAAGCGTCAATGATCTATCAGCCATTGTTTTTACCTTTTAAATCGTTTCTTGTGTGCGCCTAACATTTGGTCGGTGAGTTCTCTCCTTTCTTCAATTGGCATTTTTTCGTATTCCTTTGGATCTTGGAATGTGAACGTTTGTTTTTTCTTGGCTTTCTTAACTTCTTTCTCCACGTCAACACCTCTCAGTTTTGCATCCAAAACGAAACGATTGTATTCACTTTCTTGGAAACTATTGTAAAGCGCGGAGGCTTGCTTTACAGTTAGTCCTCCTTCCCAGTAGCTTCTTTGGAAGAAGTGTTCGAGGCGGTATCCTCCGTAGACTCGACAGACTGTGGCTGCAATTTCGCCAAGATCGATTCGACCTTCGTCTCCTCGTTCTCCTCCGTCTGGAACAGGTCTACGAGCCTCCCGAAAGGGCCCTCGAAGTTCTCCTTATACACAATCTCAATGAGCGAGGTTAACTGATCATTGGTCATGTCTGACAAGATGGCATCCGAATCCTCTTCACCTGTGACCTTCGTCACAATGTCCCCAATATTTGATTTGATCAATTCAAACACGAAGACCACAAACTCCATCGGAGGACCACCTTCCATCTTTCCTTCAGCATCAAGGCTGAAAAACACACCGACAGCTTCCGTAATCATGTCTGTTAGTTCAAGCTGGTCTGCAACAGACAAGGGGTAAATGGTAATCTTCCGCAGGGTCCGAACACCAAGTTTGATGCTCTTCACCTGCGGATTGACGTCCTGAACTTTTACAGATTTATCCTTCTTTTTAGTCTCTGGCATTACTTTCTCCTTTACAGGATTGTTTTTATGCAGTTGTGGTTGTGGTTGTCGTGGTGGTGGTGTAAGTTGAACCATCATTCCAGATGATGACTCCGAGAGGTTGATCATCCCACGCGGCGTTGCCAGGGTTATCAGCGTCGGTGATTCCACTGTCTGCTCTCTTTGCCTCGATCTGCACGGCAACGGCTGCCGGCTCTTCTTCCGCAAATTCAGCCTCAATGGCTGAGGTTACCTGGGCTCTCGGAAAGAGCATTACCATGGTATTGACGCCATCAGGATAAGTATAGATAGCCTCCATACGCACGAACTCAGGGGTTGAAATCGCACCTAAAGCGACACGACCCGTATGAACACTGGTGTAGGTCGATGGATCTTGACCTTTCGCCAACGCAAAGTTCGCAGGGGTCATCTCTTTAAAGGCACATTCGAGCATCGCCTTCTCCCGCAAGGGATAGGTCGCATCTTCAAGCAGTGGATAACCTGACTCCAGCATGAAGTACTCGGAATTAGACGTAAATGTGGTTGACGCCAGAGCACCAAGTGAAGCACTCACGGCGAGGACGGGATTCTCTTTGGTAATGTTGTTCGGAGAATTACCAATACGAATCTGAGCCAAACCGAGAGCAATGGTGGTGGTGTCTTTGGTCAAAGGACCTGTTCGTGCCATAAGCCTTACTCCTTTCTGTTAAGTGTTAATGTTATCACCAATGCCAGAATGTTCAGCCTGCCCAGAGCTGATTGATTCCTCGTCTTCGGTTTGGTCTGCCGATTGTTTGTGGGCAACTTTTGGAACAGAATGAGGAAAAAAATTAAATACGTTCCAATGATCAGGCTTCTCCGTCCTACATGATCTCCTTAAACAACGCATCTTAAGGGAACCATGTATGAACATCTCAACTGGAGGTTTGCCTGGATCATTTTGATTACGTCCGAATACAAATTTAAAAAGACCATTGGGCATCCTTTCAAGGACTCGCTTTCCGCATTTTTCACAATACAGGAACATTTTTTTAGCCATAGTCACACCTTCGATGCCGTTCTCAAAGTACAATGCAATATCTTATACTTGGTTTCGTCTACCGCTTCCATTCGCGGAGATTCGATTATCTCAGTTACAAGGATTGCTCCCAGTAAAGTCCAAGGGTCTGTTGGATGACTCTGATAGAATGGTATACGCCTCATTGTATCAGTTTGATCTGGGTCGGTCAGCACTTCCATCACCGTGTCCTTCATCTGTGCATTTTTGTGCCACTCGTTGTCCTGCTGTGAACACACAAAAACATCAAGGATGATGGAAGACATATCGGTCAACTGGGCACTCCCCATAGTAACAGAATACCAACGGTCGGTTGCTTTCCCAGCCGTCTCAGGAGCAGACAGAGACTTGTCGAAACTGACTGGGTACGCCGTTAAGTTGTCCAAAAAGAACTTCTTAATACTATCCCAAATGTTGGCTTCTCGGGCTGTTGCATCAAGCGCCATTTTTGATTCCTTTCCTCACATCGTCAAATATGAGTCTGAGTTTAGCTATAAACTCGTTTGCCATATATTCTCCTTCTTCGCTCCTTTGATCAGCATAGACTTTATCATATAAGGGCCGCGCATCATCATAGAAAGTCAGGATATGAGCAATCTCCTGAACTGATATTTCCAAGTTTGCATGAACCTCTTTTGGGTACACATCAATAACATTCATAATTCCATTGCCTCCACTAATCTCTGGGCTTCCCTGATCTTCTGCTTGATCTTACTCTTCCCAAAGAATTTCCCCTTGTACCTAAATTTCAAGTCAAGGAGTTGTGACATTACAGTCCAGTAGCTATAAACCATTGCAAGTTGTTTCATCTCAGGATCTTTGGCATCTATTCGCTTCCTGATTTCCCTGTTCATAATGACTGACCACTGGCCCCATTTGAGATCGATCCTGCCGATCTTACCACAATGTTCCCTGAATCTATCGTTGATTAAGGAAACAAAATCGTCTGGTGTTGCATCTTCCATTTTCATTTCCATGCTCCTCTAAACTTCAAGGTTGTTTTTGCAAACTGCTCTATCGCTCCACCTGTCGTATACTCGACAAGAGTAGGTTGAAAAAGAGGTCTTGCAGGCTGTCCTCTTCTACCAAATTCCATGTATCTTGCGTACAATGCGATAGGCATTTTACGTCCTCTGTCGCCCTTACCTAACCAAGAGACATTCCCTGAGTCCTGTTCTCCAGACGGTATCCCTCCCATCCATCCTTTGTCTTTCCCTTCCTTGTGCTTGAACACAGAGATTGATTTAAACAATTCGCCTCTTAACCTCCAGAACCCATACTTTGAACCAAAGATATTATACTTCCAGTCATGGTACCTCAAGTTATAGGGGCTATATGAGGAATCGAATTTCCCACTTTGTATGTTTTTCCTGAGTAAATCTGAATAGTCAGTAGCCATGCGGTAGGGAAGCCTATCCTCTTCAAGGTTGGCAACAAACATTTCACTGGTACAGGCTCTCATCCACCTCTTAAATTGAAAGCCTATAAATTTAATGTGTATCCCTGCTGGCATGATCTATGACCCATCCATCTAAAATTGTTTCTGGTTTCATCCATTGTTCAAGAGGTGCATAGTCATGTGTTAACCAGACGGTGCGCCTCATAAATCGAGTCCTGTACTCTGCTTCCTTCTCGTTCACTCGCTTATAGAGAATCAAGCAATCAGGATTTTTATTGTTAAGGTGTGTCTCAAGGGCTTTCTGAAGGTTCTCGTCAATTCCCTCATTGTCCCAAAAGACAGCGTACCATATATCCTTATATCGATAATCGTTGACATCTCTCCAAGTCTGCGCCATTACTGCTTTGACTGGAACTCCTGATGCCTTGAATGATTCAACTGTCTGATTATAATCAGCATTGGGCTTCCCCGAAGGGATTACAAATAAAGTTAGCATAAATGCCTCGGATCAATTGGTTCACTCCCTGTTCTTATCCAAACAAGGATGACTGCATGACATTTTTGGCAGACATACTTCTCCTCCTCTGCTGAGGACGAAATTAGCATCTCTGCGCCACATTCCCTACAAGTGATTTTATCGCCTTCTGGGTATGGCATGCGTAACCTCCTACGCTTGCTAAATAGTCTGTACCTCTTGCACAGACTTATAAGGCGACCACATACTCTTTATGCGGTCGTGGTAGTTGTGGTACTGCTTGCTGTGGTTGTAGTGGTTGTATGAGTTGTGGTAGTCGTAGTGGTAGATGAGGAAGATGTTGTTGTTGTCGGTCTCGTATCCTCATCAACCTTTACCACATCACATTCTGGAAAACGATACTTCCTAATCGCTATCGATCTCCAGTAATCCCCAACACCAACACCAGATGTGACTCTAATTCGATCAAGATGTTCGATGCCGTAAATGCTGGGACACCAGATTTCATGTGATTCTATTCCAAGCAAGCCTAATTCTTCCTGCGTTTCGAGATCCTGCCCGAATAAAGGGGTTGTGAGAAGGAGGTCCGCGTCCTCTCGCACGATGTTCCAATAGGTCTCCATGACAAGAGTATTTGGATTCCTTCTCTCTCCCGGACGCAGTATGGATACTTTAACGTTGGTCTTATACAGTACCCCCTCATATCGAATGATTGTATTCTCGAATAAGGTGGGCGTAAAGTGCATTACAATATAACGCTCTCCAGTGGTATCAAATTGGATAATATCGCCGGCAAGAGTTGGAGCGTCATAGACGATTTGAGCCTCTAAAAAATACTCACGGATAAAGGGCTTCGTGACCTGTTCATTGGGCTTGACGGTCATCCAATTATCAGTTAAGTTACCTGAATCCCTGATTATTGTATAACTTAGACCAACTTCGACAATGGCTTCCTTAATATCTGGTCCGATGGTCATTAGTCAGTATCCTTTGGTGAGACAATGGTCACGTTTCCATCGTTATAAGTAAAATCACGACCCGTCTGAGACTCGTAGGCGAATCCTGCATCAAACTTCGTACCGAGTACATTAACCCCACTAACTCCAGCAAGTTCCAGAGCATTTTCTTCCTGAGCGATTTGCCATTGCTCGTCCATATACTTGATAATGTCTCTGTAATGCTCGAAACGGTGCTGGAGGTTGATCTGTTCATACTTGAATTTGTGGGCAGACTCGGTGAGGAGATAAAAGAAGATATGCCTTTTGGCTCTGGATTTCACCCAGAGAGTGGCGAAACCATCTGCGACTGGATATGAAAAGCCTGTTTCTCTTGAGGCATCGTCACAGGCATTGTTGTAGTCATCAGAATCCAGATAGTTGGTAAGCCCCTTTACCTCTTTCTCTATCAAGGTCACCATCTGCTGTTTCGTCAATGACATTACTATCTCCTTCTATTTAATTTGGGCTTTGGTCTGCTGTTCTCGGGTGGGGGTGTCTGCATTGTGGTCATTGAACTCGCCGTCTCCTCCACCCTCTGAGCAACAAAAGTTAATTTGGTTTGATTCCTTTGGTCACCTTCAATTACGGCGACGGTTCCAGTCTGTCGATAAATTTCATCGAGAATGTCGGGGGGAAGGGGTGCCGTTAAGACACTCCCCTCCTCCCAAACATTCTTCCCTGCTTTGAGGGTTACTTTTAGCATAACCTTTTCGATTGACATATCGATTGCCTCCTTAGCCCAATTACGCTGTGGTAGTCGTAGTCGAGGATGAAGAAGTTGTGGTGGTGCTGGTTGCGGCACCTGCTGCCGTGGTCTGCACGGTCAAGATATAGACGGCATCCCGGTTATAGAGAATGGGAAGCCCCTTGTCCTGACAGCGGATCCATGTGACCTCAGGATCCCAGTTGTCATGTCGATCGGTGTATTGACCGCAATGACGACCCAGTCCGAACGGTGCTTGCTTGTACTCGGCTATCGGTTGTCCGTCGACCGAAGTAGCCATCATCAGAAACTTGTCCGACGGGACATAGTATTTCTGCATGGTGACATAATCTTCGGACGCACGATAGGAATTGACGGGCGGAGTACTGATCTGGATGGTGCCCGCTTCGTGGTTAACTGCCAGGATGAAAACATCCTCGTAAGTGCCGGCACTGGAATCCCAGAAACGCAAAGTCTGGTTGGCTTCAAAGTCGGTCGCCTCATCGACGGAGATCCACGTTGTGGAACCGCCCGTGACGCCAGCTGTGAGCCAGCCCCTGACTTCGTACATTTCATCATAGACATAAAAGGCGTCTATATCCAGCAGAGCCCCGATGACCTTGGGATTGACACCAATCAGGTCGTGGAGATTGCCGGAATAGAGGTTTCCACCGTCTGCCCCGCCGGAACCGCGCATGAAATCGGTTCGCCGCAGGATCTGACGAATTGCTGTATCATTCGCCAACAGTTTCAATACCTCGGAATTACAAATGGCGACATTGATCATTCCACCGCAGTCGTTGCGGATCTTGATCTTCGCATCCTGGATGTCACCCAGAATGTTTTTACTGCCACCATCGTTCCAGTTGTACGCACTGGCGAGCGTGACGTTGTGATCAGAGGGAATCCCGTAGTCGATGGTGACACGGTACCCGCCTTTCACGTGGTATGTAAACCCATTGTTAAACATCATCTGGGTCCACATCCATTCCTTCCGACGATCAGATCGCCAGGAAAGTCCGGCAAGTTCTCTCGCCAACCTTTGTTCGGCAGTTTGGTAGTCTGCCGTTGTGCCCGGTTTCCGAAGATTATTTAAAAACTCCTCGTCAAAGGGCATTTTCTCCTTCCAGTAAGCAGCCTCAGCGTAATGTTCCGCGATACCATGCGGAGCAGTTACATGAGCAGGGGCGCCCGGGGGAAGGAACGGAGCCATTGCTCTCCCGCCTCGCTGACTCTCCCACTTTACAGTGGATGAGGGCGAGTTGGATGAGGGAAAAAGGTTCATCATAAAAAACTTCGGGGCGTTCATAAACGTGGTCATGAAGCCCTGAAGGACTTCTAGTCTGAGAATGGGTATATCAGAAGCACCTCGTGGCATAGAGTCTCACCTCCTTTCTATTTCATATAGACGAACTGACCGAAGGACGAAGCCGAAAGATCCGTCTTCGCCGCAGCGTCAAAGTTTTCGAGCAAGCCTTCATAAAGCACGGCGTTGCCCAGGATTAATGTTGCGACCGCTCCTGCCGCTCTCACACCGGTCCCTGTATGCACGGCTTTTTCGAGGAGACCAACACAGTCAGAGTAGTTATTCCCTGATGTGCCAGCCTCGATGAACACATGAGCCTTCCGTGCTGCGGTGAAAGCGGTACCACCGATGTTCGTGGTCGCCGTAATCTTGGCCCTGGTGCGATCTGTGTCACGATCAATCGCGGTAATGGCACCAACATTTTCGGCTGCGGTGGTATCGTCATTGACAATTAGGTCATCCCCAACCTGAAACTTGTACGAATCGTCCTGTGAAACATAAAAATCAGGAGTAGTCGCATGAGTGTCAGCCACGAGATACGCCCTTCCGGGCGAGGTTTCCGATCCATCGAACGTTGTTGCATTGTACGGGAGCAACAGACCTGCGTTGCCACCTGCCGACAAGTTCTTCGACAATGCCGCACCCTGCGGAATCAGACCATAGCCTGCCTGAATCGTGATCGGAACTTTAAGCGCCGCCTCCGGGTTGGAGTAATACAAACGCTTGTAGTCCAATTGGACGCCTCTTTGTATCTGGGGAATGTCCAGACTTTGATTTCCAAAATTTGGCATAGAGTCTCACCTCCTATCTTATTTTATTTTTGATCATCGGAAGTCTGTCCACCCGCCAGACCTACAAGGCGGTTGACGTCCGTTTGGACATTTTCAGCTTCCTGGGCGTTCTTATTCTCGTCTTCGGGCTCTTTGGAAGAGAAGCCCGCCCCGAGAACAGTACTGGTCACACCTTTACCCTCCCAGTCTTTGATTTCAGCATCGATGGCTTCCTCAAACTTCTCGACATCAATCACACCATCGGAGACGAACTTGGTATGGGACACATGCTGGCTTACCTTTTCCCACACATGCTCGGGGATGGATGATTCCCCAAGTTTTTGGTTCCAGATCGCCTTTGCCTGTGAAGACAGTTCGCCCTCGGAGCGGATGGTATCCTTCTTCTGCAGGTCAAGAACCTGGTCCCCCAACTTTTCATTGGAAGTCTGCAGGGTCTGAACCTGCGTTGAAAGAGTTTCCTTTTCCGTGGTAAACTTGGCTTCGGCGGTTGACAGGGCGGCGGTAACTGCCTCGTCAACAAGTTCCTTTACCATGTCGGGATAGGTTTCCTTCAGTTCGTTCTTATCCATAGTCTTTTTCACCTCCTTCCTTCGTTGAAGTTTTTGGTTAGGTTTGCCGTCGGCATCATTACCTTCAGCGTTTACTTCGTGCTCCTCGTAGGATGTATCCTCAAACTCATCCTTTGAGAAGGCAGAAGCCTGCGTCTTGGAGTCCCACCCGAAGACGCAAACTGACATCTCCTTAAAATCGCACTGGCGCCATATAGTGCCTGGGCCTTTCATGGTGAATCCATTGACTTCTGCTTTGGCACCTTCTGCGATACGCTCAACATTCGAGGGTTTCGCATAGATACTGGATTGATAAGGGAACCCTTCTGCCGACAGTTGCTGGAACTCCTGACTCGCTTCCGTCGGCATGAACTTTGCATTTTCGGGAGCCTTCAGTTTACCGTCCTCGATAACTGGCTTCCCTATTACCGCGATCTTTCGATCTGTACTGTGGTTCTCGAGGACAGGGAATTTGCTCCCGCTAAACTTGATACCGTCAAGATCAATCGCTAAATTGTCCCAGTACCAATGCCCCTTGATCACTCCTCCGCTGTACGCAACCATGTTCAGCTTCGGAGTCGCTTGTTTGTCACCCTCATCAGCCATCTCGACATGAGCATGGCAACCCTGATCAGTAAACCTCAATGCTCCTTTCGGTAACTTTTGTTCAGTCATGGTACCCTCACTTTGTTTGGTTTTTTTCTTACATGCTGGTAATGAAGCCCAGTGGCGACACACACAAGCCTTTATGCCTGATGGGTTCGGAGCGTGCCGCGAATAACTAATCGCCGCTATCGCCCGTGCCCTTGTATTTACTGGGTAAGTGCCTTTAGGTGCTCCGCCACTTGGGCCGCAAAACGGTCCTTTGGTTTTATATTTTCCGGCGTTGCTACCGCCCGGTTTAGCTTTCTTTTGGAGATCATATATTCCATCGTCATCTCTATCCAGTCCAAAATGTTCATCGTGATCCATCATCTGGAGCCAATCCCAACCTGACTCCTCCCAATTAAACTTGCTGTTTGCTATCCTAATAGCACTCCCCTCACAATCACTTCCTCCCTTTGCTTGACAACTCTTTAATGCTCCGTTCGCTATACTTGCCCATTTGGAAGCCTGAGCCCCTGTGAGGCCCTTTTTAAAACGCTTGGCGTCACTTGCTGTCCACGGCATTTGTCTTTCTCCTATTTAATGTAGGATTTTTTTTCTTACCTGGCTCCCCTCTCGTTACTTCTTGCGCTCGTTCCTGCGCGGCGCCTGCATCGACACCTGCCTCATAGTCGAGTTCTGGGTATCGATCCTCCTCCGTCGCTTTTTGCAGTCTCGCCCTGCCGTATCCCCCAATGCCTAAGTAGTTAGCAACCTGCCTGTTCGGGATACCAAGCTGTTCGCTGATTGGTCCGTGTTTGACACCGAGCATTGCCTTCGTTCTGCTCTCCAAGTCAATAACATCACTAATCGGAAAGGAAATGTCAATCAACTGTTCAGGGCGTCTGGGTACATTCTTAAATACAGGCTCTCGGTTCTTCCACGCAGTCGCCATCTTCAATTTGAAGGTCTCTGGGAAGTCAGTCATCTTCGCCCTGAGCCAGAATAGATTGCCCCAGAAGTCATACCTCAGGAACCTCTCAAAATAGGCTATCTCATCGGAGTTACGATCTGAAAATGGCCCTCTGGATGCTTTGACACTGGCGAATGGTGACTTTGACGTTCCTACAAGAATGTCCTCTGGCTCATTGAGCCCTGAGGCGATCATTTGCATAATATCGGTGTCTTGATCTTTGATTTGGGTGAGGTTTGGGTTGACTGCTTCGACGGTCATGCCGGGAGGGAGTATCAAACGACCGCCTGGTGTTAGTTTTGCTCCTACTGCTGTGTTCCTTTTCTCTGCATCTGAGAGGGATAACCACTGTCGAAACGCCTTCATGTCCTCAAACTTGAAAACCCATACATAAGCGCCAGATGACTTTTTGTGGTCAATCTCGTATTTCTTGAGGTTTTCGTAGTGGTTGAGCCATTCGAGGATGGTTCGGAGATATGAGATAGCCCTTCTGGACATAAATCCCCTGTCCCAACTGATGATAAATTTGCTGTATCCACCGAATTTTCGATAGATATGCTTCCTACTTCGGGCAATTCCTTGAAATTCCGGCTTCCACCACTTGCTTTTCTTCGCATCTTGTACCAAATCGGGGTATCTGGCGACAAATATCGAAGGAATTTGCCATTTTTGCGTTCCATTTACCGATATGTTGTAAAAAAGTGGCATATGGGTCTTCATTGAGTGGTAAATGATGCCTGTATCGTCATCTCCGCCTAACGAAACGACACTTGGGTCAATGAAGTCTACCTCAACGAAGCCGTCGGTATGGGGAGTTAAGGACAAAAAGAGTTCACCTTCGATGTGATGACGTCCTATGAACTTGGGCCAGTAGTTATATAATCGATTACGTTGATCCTGTTCAATTTCCTCTATCGCTAATTGGATATCCCATATCTCAGAGGAGGTCTCGAAGCCTAAACCTGTGAGTCTACCTACTAAACCTCTGATCGAAGTGTTCACATGGGGATTGCGATGGAATTTGACAAAGCACTCTTGCTGGAGAGGTTCCCGGGAGAGGGTTGTGTCATCCTTAGGTCCTCCAACAGTAACAGGGAACCCATCTTCATCTTTATGGCGCCCCTCAGTAGTCTGACTGCTGTATTGCCAGGGCATAGAAAAAGAGATCCTCTGTAGGACCTCGTCGGGCACCTTTTCTAATTCTGAAACAAATTGATCATGTGTTAGGGCGAGTTGCTTTGCCTTGTCTAACATTTTTGGCTCCTCTGTTTGAAAAAAGGATAATTAATTATCACGAAATATCATGCCTCGGGTCTAATTGTCAAGCATGAAATTTAAAATTAGGCATACGTTCCTAACAGATCGGGGTTCTGGATAAAGTGACCGAAATTAGTAATTGCCTTACGAATCCTGAAATCATCTATCCCTTTTAATCTGGCTCCGTAGAACGCCCATCCCAGAGCAAACATAAAGTCATCCTGGATGCCATATTTCTCAAATTTCTCTATGCTCCCGAACCATCGTTTTTCAGAATCATGGTCGAAGGACTCCATTTCTTCGTCCCTGATGTCTTCCTTCTTGCTCCCTGCTATTGCTAACTCAGGACACTTGAAACGCCCTTCTTTCGTTGCCTCAAGCACCTGTTTGAAAGCATCTCGCTGGCGATCATAGGTAGGAAAGATTGGCTGAAATTCGATGTCTCGCTCCTCACACCACTTCTCCATGTCCCATGCACCATACCTCTCAGAACACATTACGTCCAATCCCCCAAACTCTATATGAGCCGCCTCATACAGTTGCTTAACCACGTCACCACTGTGGCTATCTACATCAGATACCAGAAGTGTGACGTATATCCATTTAGGGGCGGTGTCAGGAGTGAGTAGTGCCTCAAAAGGACGACTACGGCTTCCCGGTAAACCTTTAGCAAGAATGATCGCCAGAGTTCTTGCCAAGCCTCTTACGGCGTAGGGGTCACCGTAGTCGCTACCTGCTGTTAGCACCCAATCAGTATCAAATAGATTGGATAGGGTTACTAAGTTCTCCATTGTTGCCATTTTGGGCTGACCGTACTTGTCCGAAAGCCTGTATGTGCCCGACACGGGCACCATCCGCAGGTATATCTCATCGATCTTTCCAGCCGTCTCCTCACCACCGTCCGCAAACCCCTTCCCGCTAATATCTGTCATTACTTCTATGAGATGGTTTTTCCTTTGTAACTCTTCCACCATTGTGGAGGTGTTGAGCAGTTGACCGTCCATTCCCAGATATTTAGTCATCTCAACCATCTCTTCCGAAAACACCCGCTGGGTTCCTGCAGACCAGAGATTAAGGAAGTACCGCTCAAAGTCCCCAAACATAAACTTCGCCTTGTAATCGTCTAATTGGGACTTATCCATATTCGGGTTCCAGTAGTCTTCGGGTAGACCTTCCTTAGAGTACCGATATGAAAAGAACACGGTAGTGGTTTTGCCCTGGATGAAGTTAATATATAGCTGATAGAGTATATGTGTTTTTTCGCTGACCGTGGAATCAATGACTCCAAACGCATTGGGGATATTACGAATTGAACCATCGAGTTGGGTGAAGAACTTTGGTTTCTTCATATCGAAAATCTCGGAGAAGGTATAGCCTGTGATGTTCGACACGATACCTGAGAATGAACTGATGGAACGAACAATACTCCTGATATTGCCTGCGCTGTCCTTCAGTCGTATCTCCTTCTCCTGTATGTTTCGCTTACCTCCCACTCTGGCAAACAGCTTAGGGCTATTAACAATGATGTCCCTCATTATGTCGTAGTGGACAAACTTGACTTGGTCCTTACTATTGGCACCGAGCATGATCTGTTGCCTGGGCCAGTTAAAGAACTTCCACAACTGTATCAGACAAGCGAGTAATGATTT